TGACGATCATTTGAGTTCTTTGTGTATGAGAGTATTATAGGGCATCACAGGGGGTTTTGGAGTGTCCCTGTGCCAGTTTGAGAAGTGTCGACCCCAAAGTTTGGATCAAAGTTTGGATTAACTTCTGCTGGGTGGTAACCTTTTGGATTACATACAACTCTACAATCACCAATCATATAATCCATACTTTCGTGAGTATGACCATGGCTCCAGTATTTGATTTGAGGATTATCCAAAATAAGATTATCAAGGTCACTTACATAAGCACCATTCGCAATACCAGCATTTCGGTATTTTGGATGTACAGATTGATATGAGGGAGCATGGTGAGTAAGAACCCAGACTTTTTGGTTCTTGAATGTTGGTAGAGTATCCAACAGAAACTGTTTAGATTTCTTATGAAACCCCAGAGTATCATCAGGATTTAGTTTGCGATAGTTAGAACCAATACGAATGACCTTATAATCATTCATACATTGGGAAGCTTCCATCATCTCCAGAGCATTCTCGTTACGAAAATCAGTCCATAGAGTTGCTCCAAGAAATACCCAATCAGAAATCTTTACCACACTATTCTCCATTAGGTGAATACCCTCTGGAAGATTTTCTTTGAGAACATTCCAAGTTCCTTCATAGTTGTATCCATATGCTTCGTGGTTTCCTGCAATATACAGAATCCAATCAAAGTTATCAGCACACTTTTTTAGAAAATCATTATAAACTTTATGAAGATTACCATCCTTCTTAAAGTGACGAGCACATAAAATATCACCACCCAATATTAATACTTCCCCCGAACCCAAGTCAGGAACTCCGTGATTATTTTCACAACACTCAAGGTGCAAATCCGAGCAAATTTTTACTCTCATTTTAGAGTCCTTTGCGTATGAAACTATTATACACCAAAAAGGGCACTCAAGGTACCTAAATGTTCCAGTTTAGAAAGTGTCTACTGAATTCTTACCCTATTATTAGTATCTATTCCCCGTGCTTTTTGGTATTTTGTTAGATTTCCAGCATTAGTTATAAATTCAGTTTCAATACATTTCCATTTTTGTTTTCCAGATATTGAACCACCTTTCTTACCATCTTCACTCATTTTTTGTTTAGACCGACCATGAACACCAATACCAAGTTCATATGTTCTTTTTCCACTTATTCCACCAAATTTTCTTCCAATTTCAATTTTTTCTTCTTTTGAAATTCCATGAATTCCAACTCCAAGTTCATATGATTTTTGACCTCCATTTTTTGCATTCTTAATCACTTTTTCTTTTGAGATACCATGAATTCCAACTCCAAGTTCTTGTGCTTTTTCTCCACCCATTTTTCCATTTTCGCTTAATTGTTCTTTTGATAATTTAGCCAAACCTATATTATTTTCATAATTTCTTTTACCCACTTTACTAGATATTTCCAAAGAAATCATACCACCAACATTTTCATTCAAGCACCAATTATCTGTATTAAAAACTGGTCTAATCAATCTTTTCTCAACTTCTTGTGCTTCTAACCAACCCTCATCAGTAAAAGAAAAGATTTCTAATATTTGTTTCTTTGGAGTATAAAAATCCCAAACCCATTTATGAGTATATGGAGAACCCATATAATACTCACCAAACTTTTTCTCTTTATGAACTCCATAGTAATAATACAAAACTTCCTCAAAGGTAATCTTGTATGTATAAACTCGTGGATACATAGTTCTGCTCTATAAATTGACTTGCAGTACTATTTATAAGAGATAATGCTTTTTTGAGGGGAGTAAGAGCACTCCCCAACCTGAAAAGATGCAAGTCAATCACAGGCATACTATTTATCATAAAGTCCCACAAGGGGTTTGATTTTCATAACACCTCCCAGTCAGCATCTGTTTTCTTACCGAAACGACAGATACCACTACGAAGTGCTACCCAGAAAAAGTATTTTCGGTTTTCTGATGCAAGAAACAATTCTTCACCAGTATCCTGCTCTACAACACACACAGAATTACCATCCATCATGTTAGCAAGACGGTTTTTTGCCTTACTTGATTTGGGTTTGACTGTAACTGTGCGGGTCATCGGTCTGTTTTGGATATACTCATTATAGGGGTAGTTTCACCCATTTTGGGGGTGGTTGTGCCAGTTCTATGAGTGGTCCCACTTCATCAGACCAAAAATATACTGAATTCCCCACTCAAGACAATGTACTGGGATTTCATATAAACTACAAAATAATATCTGCCGGGCATCAAGAATGCGTTCCTTACCAATCGCATTTAGATTTGCGACAGATGCTCTCATAAACTCTTCATAGTCCTCATCATTTTGTTGTTTGAACCCAGAGATATAAAGTTCTCGTACCTCTTTCATTATCTTTGCGGTTTCTGGTGCAAATGTAACCACCTCATCTCCTAATGGTATGGTCTGGGTCTTCATACAACTCATACTAAATTTCATTGATATTCTGGTTTCTTCTGGGGAGAGTGCATCAACATCTCCATTTCTAAAAGAATGTTGGATACAACCATTTGATGCCTCTATGACACGCAGGAGGGCAAGTTTTTCTAACTCTTCTTCAGACAGTGCCTGAAATATTGCGTTCCAATCTTTTTTCATTTTAAGTTGTCGTAACGTGTCCAGTTCCAAGTCCTACTCATAAAAGCAAAATCCAACCCAAACTTATATGCCCAGAATAAGACATTCAATACATCCCCAGACCCACTGCGGATTTGTAAATAAGGCCAGGAAGGATATTCGTTCCAACTAATCGAAACTTGAAATAAACTCCACTTTCTTATGTTTATAAGAGAGGCATAATAATCAGTTCCATAGTCTTCTCTTTTGTCGCAGATAATTAAAGAGTTTTTCATTTTTCTCCATATACAGGACGAGTGTTGTTGCAATCTAAGAAATACTTATAAGTTGCCATTTGATTGTCCGACCACTGAACTACATCACATCGGCCTTTATAATTATCCACCACCGCAAAGTTTGTTTTTGGTGCGACTGTGTGTGTTTGTGGAGATGGTTTTAGCATATAAAAAGCAAGTAATGTAATACAGGCACCAATAATCGCACCAATCATTAGTGTTTTTTGATATTCGTAATCAGTCATATGGTAGTTTCCTCTTCATAAGATTTGCAAGTCCTTCAATATATTTTGGGGGAGAATTAAGTGCCTTCATTATAGCATCATAATCTTCTTTTGGCACCTTGATATATGTATTTCTTCCCAATAAGTTCCAAGGGTCTCTAACTCCCATATCATCAGGGTCATACATCTCATACCATCCAAGATTAAGTTCATAAAAGAAGGCACAACGATCTATATTATCTTGTAAATCAAAACGGAAATAGATTGCATTATAAATTGCATCAAATCCATCAAGAAATCTTTGTAGTTTAGTCATTATGCAAAATTGTAATGTAGTTCAGAATGATACTCAAGGAAACATTGTTGGTCTTTGAGTTTCACTAATGTTACTGGTAGTTGATTTGAATATCTAGTGAAGAATGCCTCACGAGTATGAAATCTTAATCCGTGAAGAAAAAAAGTTCCAAACAACTTGTGAAACCCTCTTACAGCACGATATTGTTTTGTATTTATTGGTTTGTAGTTGTCTGGGTATGGTAGTGTTTCGTCAAAATCACCATTATCACCACCACGAGGATTTGCCTGTGTCATCTGTAAACAAATAGTTTGTCCCTCACCAGTCCCATAGTATTCTGCTTCCAGAAACATCCAGCTGTCATCTTCTGGCATCTCACCATATGTTTCGGCATACTCTTTCACACACCGATCAGCAACATCTTGGAAGTTTTTCTTTTTCAACACTTCCAACTCTTCTTTTAACTCTTCCCCCTCAATGGCAGCAAGTTGTTTGAGAGCATTATCGTGTGTTTCCATAAACTTCTTTCCAATTTCTAATACTTTTTCATCAGCATCCATTATTCAAGACCTCAATAATATCCAGTATATCACGAACATTCACCAAATACAATTCATCCTTCTTATAAGCACATTCTTCTACAAGTGCAAGAAGAATTGCACCATATTCATAACGAACACGAACACTCATAGGGTCTTTATGTCCCAAACGAATAAGTTTCCCAAGAGGAACTTCACCATCAGCAACACGATGTGCCGCATCAAGAAGTTTTTGTGCTTGTCGTTGTGATTTCAATACTTTTAGGATTTGCTCTTCATCAAAACCATCCATACAATCCAACCAAGGTTCATCATCTTTGGGGTCAGTCATACATCAAACTCATCTTTTCTTCTTTGATTTAGATACACTAATGCTTCTTCTCTCCATTCCATCAATTCATTATAACATTTTTGATTATGGGCACACTGACGTAGTTTATGATCTGGTTGTAAAACAGACTCAATAATCAGACCCAGAGCATCACATCTCTTTTGCTTCTTTTCGGTATCCATTTGTTCTTGTAATAAAGACCAAGAATTCATTTGAGTTCCTCGGCAAGTTGAGTTTCGTTGGGGATTTGAATATTATAAGGCATCACAGGGGGTTTTGGTGGGGTATTGTGCCAGTTTAGGAAGTGTCTTTATGATATTTTGCGTCTATTATTCTTGGATGTATCTATACCTCTTGCTTTTTGGTAAGCAGCAACACCAGCAGCAGTTGAAGCATAACCAGTTTCACAACATTCCCATTTTTGAGAATTCGTTTTTTTAGATGCTTTTATACCAATTTCTCGTCTTTCTTCTTTTGATATTCCATATATTCCGGTTTTATTTTTTTTATTAGTTTCGTGAGATTTTTTAATTGTTTCCTTTCTTTTTTCTGGTGTTATTGAAAAACATGCAGTTTTATTTTTAAAATGTTGTTTTCCTATCAATTTACCATTTTCTCTTCTCTGTTCTGTAGTTAATGCATGAATACCGACACCAAGTTCTTGTGTTTTGTATCCACTTTTTCTTCCATTTTCTATTCTCTGTTCCGTAGTTAATGCATGAATACCAGAACCAAGTTCTTTTGTTTTTGTACCCCCACTTTTTCCATTTTTCTTTCTCTGCTCTGCCGTCAACAAAAGAAGACCATTTTTATATGCTCTTTTACCACTCTCACGCAAAATTTCAAGAGATATTAATCCACCACAATTTTCATTTAAACACCATTTATCTGTTTGATAAAGTGGTTTAATCAATTTATCTTCAATTTCTTTTGCTTTCAACCATCCACTATCACTATAATCAAAAAATTCCAATATTTGCTTATTTGGTGTATATAGTTTCCAACACCACTTATTAGTTACAGGAGAACCAAAATATTTTTGATTATAATATTTTTCCTTCTTTACACCATAATAATAGTAAGGAACTTCTTCAAAAGTAATTTTATATGTGTAAATTCTTGGACTTTGAGAAGTCATAACTGTTCTTTTGTTGGGTGCAATAATATTTATAAGAAAAGGAGCATATGCTCCTTTTCTACCTGTGAAGATTGCACCCAACGCAGGCATCAATATTTAGTGAACAATTTTTAATTATTTAATTCTTCAGCAAGTTTTAAGAGGTCATCTCGATCCAGAACTATCATATCATTCTGGGCATTATAAAATTGTATATGTTCTACCGCAAGTTGAAGAACCGATGATACCAGTTCTTTCTCTGTCATATCAGGATTTGAGTATCTAATGTTCCAAATCTGATCCATTAGATTTTGTGCTCTTTCAGACATCAGGAGTTTGTGTGTATGAGTGTAGTATAGCATAAAAAAAGACCCCAGTCAAGGGGTCTGTGTGCCGGTTTCTAAACAGTCTCGTGAACTTCTTGTCGGGCACTGAAACCAACGTCATCATAAGAGGTTGGAATACGATTTAACCTATGATGTGCATGATTGATTCCGGAAATACTAAACTCTTCAAAAACAGAATCACGAATAAATCCGTCTAGTTTTTTACGTTCTCCTTGCGTTTTTGGATGACGAAAATAATTATACTCATAAACAGGATTTCTGAAAGTTCTTGACATAATTGAAGTCTCCAATGACTTGATTATATTTATTATGATAAGGTTATGGTTTATGATTTGTCAAGAGTTTTTGTGCCATCTTTTCATATTTCTTCATCATTATTCTTTGAGAGATTGGATTTGTGAACCAGAATGGATGAAGTTTAATCATTAGATATTTTTTTTCGGCATAAACAGAAAGAGATTCAAAGAGTAGTATTACATATTTTGTAATGTTTTCGTCCATTATCATCAAATAAAGAATAACACCGAATGGAAGAAACCAAATGTAGGAATTTGTCATCTTAGATTAAGATAAGATTATTTTTTATTATTTAATCCTTATTGAATAATTTAGAGTTTTATTTGTGAGGAATTCCTCATCATGACATGATTACCCTTAAAGAATCTTATACATGCTTATCAACCCTCACAAAGGTATTATATCAATTTATGAGTTCTCTGTCAAGTACTCTTCATAAAGCTCCAATTCTCTTTGATGAGCATCAAGTTCCCATGGCATTTCTTTATAATCTAAATCAGAACAATCAATACCTTTCCAGCAACGAATACCTCTCTTATCTCTTAAATCACCACGAATATGTTGTAAAATATGTTGCATTTCGTGAAATAATGTCTTCATATAATCTTCTTTAGAAAGACGATTATGAATCTCAATCAAAAAACTTCGTGGTCTCCAGTCACAATCCTGAATACTACACCAACCATAAACACCTTCTCTCACAAGACCCCTGTGAAGAACTTCTATCTCAATCTTATGTCTGGGTAGATACTTCTCACAGAACCAGATTACAAGAGAACAGCAGTGCCTGTGAGAGTATGCATAACCACTGGTATAAATCGTGAGCATTTAAAAAGAAGTCAGAACAACTTTAACGATTCGAGTTCCCCAGTTCATAAATGCAAGAAATGAAACAATAAAAATCAATCGGTCAAGGTTAGAAAGGGACACTCTTGGTTCTTTTTGGATTCTTACATACTATAAAACCCTCTGGTGAGATTCCAGAGGGTGAGTGGTCAGTTTGTGAAGTGGTCTATGAGTTGATTGCAGTTCTTATAGTCCTAAACTTCGTTGTTGTTCCAAGTATAGGTGTTGTTAATAGTCTTACATTATTACCAACAATAACAGAACTAAATGTTGCTAAACTTTCGTCAGTTAAAATTGTCCCATATTCTGTAAGATATGTAATGATTTCATCGTGAACTAATAAGATTTCTGTGGTATGATGTGAAGTGCCGTTTGTAACTTGTATTTGGTATTTTACAGATCTAAATCTATTCTTTGAAAATGAATCAATTATTTGTTGTGAAGTTGAGGTTGTTTCTGTATAGTTTGTTTCAATATTTGTAAAGTTTTTTTGTGAGATTAGTTTAGGCATTTGCAGTCTCCAAAATGCTTAAAATAAGTTTGAGAGAACTATTTGCACCTGCAGAAATAGTAACCTCATCACCAGTTTCAAGAACTAATTTACCATCTAATGGAATATGAGCATCATTTGCAGGAACAATCACACTATTTGCGATTTCAGTAGAGACAGAACTTCTTTTATGAAACATTGAATAACTTGTTGCACCAGTGGTCACATTTGTGATGTGAGCATACAAAATAATAGAAGTAATTCCAGTTGGTGCAGTATAAACTGTACTTGTAGAATTTGTAACTTCAAAAGTTACTGTCTTAAAAGTATTGATTGGTAGTTGTGCCATTTTAATTTAATGCAAGAATAAAGGGTGTCATTTGATTAAATAAACTTCTTGTGAATGCTCTTCCTGTAATTGTACCATTATTTTGATTGATTGTAATATCATTGCCAATTTTAAAATTACCAGACTGGTCTGTGCTTGTGAAAACAACTCTACCACCAGCAGTTTCTATGATTTCATTTCCAGGAATAGCAACACCACCTCTTGATGGTGTTGCTATTGCGATGGTATTTCCAGAACCAACATACTCAAATGTATGAGAACTTGCTGTGATTTTGCTAACCTGAAAGAAATAAACTGTAGAACCTGTAGAAACATTATTGTTTAAATTTTCTTCAAGTGTAAGAGTAGTAGTACCAGAAATAATTGGAGTCGAACTATTTATTGTATAGTAAATAGGTGCTGTAGTTGCAGTTGCAGTTGCAGTTGTACCAGAATCTGGTGCTGAAATTGTAATACTTGGGACTCCCGTGTATTGAGAACCACTTGTAATCAATGTGATTTCAGTTACACTTCCATTTAGAATAGACGCAAATGCTGTTGCTGTAATTCCACTAGGACCTGCTGGTGCAGCAATCGTGACTGTTGGTGCTGTTGTATACCCACTCCCACCATTTGTAACAGTGATTGTGTCCACAGACTGATATAGTTCTCCAAAATAAACTACCTGCCCTTCATAGGGTCTTGTGGTGGTTGTGATTGCAACAGTTACATTATCAGTTCCTGCTGTTGCAGATGCTGCTGTTCCTACAAACTGAAGGTCACTTACACCATCTGCAACTAATCCAAAAGTTCCAAAGTCACTGTTACTATTTGTAAGTGAGCACTGCCCTCCTTTATGTACAGTAATTGCTTTATCACAACAAATTGTAAATACAGATACTAATTGAGCATAACCATTATTTGTGATTGCAATTCCAACACCACCTTGATTGTATTGAGTATAACTATCCACAACCATTGATTTAAGTTCTTCTGCAAGAGCACCATCAATTCTCATTCCAGTTCCAGTCGTTGTGTTACTGGTACAGTTCTGTACATAAGGACTTTCCCAAGAACCACCACCCACATTTGTTGCGATTCCTGTTGGGAAAGCCACTGCTGCTGATGGTGCAGTGTGTCCAGTAAAGGTCATATTTGCTAGATAAGTTCCTTTATTGAGATGAAAAATATCTTGTGTTGAGTTATTTGGTACAATAGTAACTGTTTTGAGACTATCACCTACAATAGAAACAAATGGAGGAACAGTGATTGGATTGTTCTCATTATATGACCCAGAAAGAACCTTAATGGTTGTTCCTGATTGTGCAATTGATACTGCACCTGCAATAGTCAGTTTTGCATTATCAATAGATGTTCCATTATTATTATTATTACCATCTTTTGCGACATAAAGAACATTAGGAGCACTATTAATACCACTTGCACCTGCATTAATGGTTACATTATCACCAATAGTAATAGAAGAACCTGAAATGGTAACTTGTCCTGATGTAATAGTATTATTATTACCATCAATCGTAACTGTTCCTTGACCAATAGAAAGAATACCGGTAACTCTGGCATTACCCTGCACAAGAAGTGCAGTATTTCCAACACCAATAGTGACAGTACCAATACCATTAGCTGCACCAAGAGTTGTAATGCCTGCTACAAATAAATGTCTTTGAACAATAACATCTTGTCTTGCAGTAATAATACCAATCGAATCAATACTAGTTACATCTTCATAAGTAACAGTTCCTGCAACAGAAACATTACCAGTGAAAACTGCATTACCCACTACAAAAAGTGCTTCGGTTGGATTTGTAGTTCCTATTCCAACACTAGAAAATGTATGAATACCTACTGTTGTAGATACCCATTGAGATGCTGAACCACCACCACTTCCTGTTGCACCGACCCATTTTCCAACTGATGCATCATATTGTAAGAACTTACCATCAACCTTTGCACTATTCCTGTCAACATCATCTAAAAACTCAAGACGTGTTTCTCCACCACCACCAATCGTAGAAAGTTGTTGTTGAATACGATTAATAAATGTTCTATAATGTTCTTGAAGTTGGTCTAATGTAACAAACTTTTGATCTAATGGTGTTAATGAGTCACTATTTTTAATTGTTGGTGGTTCATTAAGTAATCCTTCGTTTAATAATGTTTTCTCATTAAACTTATTAAAGACTTCTTCAATATGATTAACTTTTCTTGAAATCTGTTGATAGTTTTGATGTAACTCATCTACAGAAATCTTACTGACTTCTTCTTTGAGACTTACAATATTATCAACAAGAACTTCGTTTGCTTCTTTTAACCTTTGATTTTTATTTTCAATTAAAGTTTCTATTTGTATAAACTTTTGATTAAAACTTTCCTGAATATTGTTGAGTTCTTCTTGATAAAGTTCTTTCTTCTCTATTTCTTTTTTTGTTTCCTCAATTTTTTCATAAACACTTGAGAACTGACTTGAAATATTAGAGATTGCTTTTTCATAAGTATCAAATTGTGACCGGTCACTCAATCCTTTGGATTCAATAACCTGATATAACTTTCTATAAGTTTGAGTTGTCTCTTCTGCTTCTTTCTTTGCATTTAGAATATAACTTTCTAATGCACTGATTTTAGTCTCAAATGCCTGGTCCAGAACATTTGATTTTTCTTCCAGTTCCTCATTTAACTTTAAAGCATTTTCTGCAAGTGCCTTAATCTTATGAGTCAGTTTATTTACAATATTCTCAACTTTCTTATCATTCTCAATTTTTACATTTGTAAGAAGGTTTTGATATTTTGGAACTTCATTTTCAAGTAAAGTCTCAAATGATTGCTGAACCTCTTGTATTTTAAGTTGGATTTGTTCTTGATAGTTCTCAATGTTTTTTTGATAAGAAGAGAACTTCTCATCAATCTCTATGACTTTTTCAGTGACTTGTTTTTTATGTCTTGGGATTTCTGTATTAATTAACTTCTCAATGTTTTTTACATCTGTTTTAATCTCATTTAATGCACTTTCATTAATACCTTCAATACTATTTTCAATAGATTGTTCAATAGTCTCAAACTTATTATCAATAAAGTTACTAAAATCAGTTAAATGTTCGTTTACACTTTCTTGATATCCAACTAGTTTCTTATCAAGATAAACTTCATTGGATTTGATAAGATTTTTATATCTTGGAAGTTCTTCTGTAACTAATAGAACTTGATTTGATATATTTTCTACTTCTTCATAGATATTTTTAAGATTTTCTCTATTGATTCCTTTTAGACTTTTTTGTATATTATCAATATTCTTCTCTAAAATGAGTAAGTTAGACATTACTGCATTGTCTAAATCCTCTTGTGTAAGAGTATTTTTGAGTTCTTCTTTTAACTCTTGGATTCCCTCTTCAAGAGAATTGATTTTTGTAATGTTATCTGCAAAAGAACCAAAGTTCTCTGTAAACTCATTCAGAACTTCAATGTTCTTTAGGTTGGATTTATATTCACTCAAATTTTCAGGAAGATTTGTTGTAATCTCTTCCTTTTGATTGTTATTTTTTCCAAAAAATTCAGTTGGTTTTTTAAGAGACACTTATATAATTTTTACGACTGGTATTATATTTATTTTAACTCAAAACTGATGCATTTACAAGAACATTACCTTCTCTCTGTTTTTGTTTGACCGAACTTCCATCAACAGTAAAGACATTATAATAATACCTACCAGAATCTAATGTCGCAGTAATGGTACTTGCAAGTGAGATTCTTATTGTGGAGGTACTTGTTGTGATACCTACAGTAAATGCATAAGTCGTTGTGTCTCCTGCATACTTTGCAAGAAATGCAGTAGAAGTATAAGAAGAAATACCAACTAAAGATTGGTCTGGGTTTTTGAGAATAAAATCTTTAGAGAAAGTTTCTCCTTGTTGTATTGTAAAGTTCTCTGCGATGACTGCCATTGTGGTTTTTTAGATATTTATCAATATAATTTTATCTCTTGATAAATTGATTGAGTTTCTTCGTTGATTTCTTTTTTGATTTGTGCTCTTAAGTCATTGGTGATATAAACACTTCTTGCAAGTTCTATAAACTCTTCATCAAACTCTTGAAGTTTTTCTTTTTCTCTCAATCTATCTTCTATTTTCCAAAGTTTTTGATTTACTTGAAATAATTTTGTAAGGTAAGAATCATTATAAACTTGATGTTTCTTTGCGATTTGGATGAGGTCTTGGAGTTCTTTTAAGACATATTGATTGTTTGTGTATTGAGACTTAATTGAGAGTATAGAAATCTTATCTAACAGTTCTCCTGTTGATATTGGTATTTTTATCATACTTTTCAATCTATAAACTTAACAAAAAAAACAATAACAAGTCTAGAATCTTCCAATCCTTCTCCAAAATATTGATCTGGTGCATGATAATAATATCCTGGATATATTACTGCAGTGTTATATACGTTTGGAACTTCATATTTTAAATCAAAATATTTTGTGTTATATTCAATTTTTTCTTTATTGAAAGATGAAATAATATCTTTATCTTTTGTAATAAAAGAAAGAAATTTGCTAGATGGAATTGTTGGTTTATTCAAACAATTTTTTCTAAACAATTTGGTTCCAGAATTTTTTGGAGGATTTGGATTTAAATATATCACTCCGGAAAAAACTAAATTTTCTGAATTATTTTCATTCCAGACCGAATCCCTATGAATTAATCCACATTCATGTATAGATGTTGTTAAATGATATCTTATTGTCAGTTCACATTTATTTTTAAAATTTTCTTTATGCTCAGAAAAATTTAAAATAGGTTCTATTACTTTAAATTTAATATATTCATATAATTTTGGGTTGATGATACAAAGAGATTTACTTCTTATTCCTGGATAATTGTCAAAGTTGTCATTAATTAAATCTTTATCAACAAATTGAGATAGACCGAATTCTCTAACATTATCAACACTAAATTGACCTTCAAAAAAATTATCAAATAAAATTAAATTCATTATTTTTTACATTTCAATACTTATATATTATTAAATAACATCAAAATATTTCATAATTTCTTTAATTTCTTTTTTCTCTATTTTTAAAACTCTTTGAATGTCATCTTCAGTATAATCTAAAAATTTTAATACTTTAAGAGTTTTTTTGAGATTTTCAAATTCTGTTTCTTCCATTTTTATTTTGAATAAACTTAATTATGAATCAAATATTCATTTTTGTCAATTTTATTTTCTTCAAAATCAAAGGTAGAATGAGATTCAATTTGCAGTATTATTTGTTTGTAATGTTTATACATTTCTTCTTCTGAAAATTCTACTCTCTGTTCATTCAACCTTGATGATAAGTTTGAAGAAAATCCACTTATTCTCATCGTATCAGGATAAAATGGCAAATCTTTTTTGATAATATGAAAATCTTTTGGATAAGATACATTTGTTTCATGAGTTCCTGCAATAAAAACAGACGCTTTTTGATTTACTGCTTTTGCCATATGTTGCCCACAACTATCACAACCAATAAAATAATCACAATATTGAATAATAGTTGCCCACTCTCTTATTCCAACATCTGGATTTGGTATAAAAGTTTTTCCGTCATGAAGAGAAGAATCTCCCATATAAATTACATTATAGTCTTCCATTAAACAATCAACCAAATATTCGTAAAAATCTTCAGGAATAGATCTATTGCTAAAATCAACAATTCCATATTCTCTTTTATTTGCGGTGCTCCCATATGGTTGAACCACAATTGTTTTATCTTTTCCTTGATGTTCTTTTGCAGTTTTTAAAACACTATATGCAATATCAACTTCTTCAGAAGAACAGAAAAAATCCAAATTTGGAAGATCTGAATGGTCTGTAGTCTTATTAATTTCAAAATCAAAAGACTCTGCCATAGAAATTTGATTTTTATAATATTCTGGAACTCTATATGGTTCTGGAGATATAACTTCTTCTGCATTCAACCAATAATTTTCAAATATTCCTTTTGTTTCTGAATGAAAAGATCTATTTTGAAGTTCGGGAATTCCCCAAAACAAATACTCCCATCCAGCAACAATCACATACCATTCTTTATTTGGATTTAATCTGTAGTATTTTAAAAGTGCCGGGATTGAGCAAAGAACTCTTCCTATTCCACCATCAATAAAAATAATCGTACTCATGTTTTTTTAATTAGCAAATTGAACATAATTTCCATCTTGTAAGACATAATGAAAAAAAGCTTGATGATAGTATGTATCATCATTTTGTGTTGAATTTTTTTTATCATGCCTTGATGGCAAGGGATCTCTCCAATGTGGTATTTGGATACCTTTATATACTATAGCATCTCCCGGATTTAATTGAACTGATTTTTCTTCTCCATACAGATTCATTAATTTAAAATCCCAATATTTTTTGAGATTAGATGAAATATGTAAACTACAAGAAATTTCACACTGCTCTTTATCCGTATGTATTTTCAATTCTTGATTTAAAAAATAAAACCTATCATACCAATAAGTTGTATACAATTTTCTTCCTATAAAATTTTCTATTATTGGTTTTATACTAAATTGAAATTGTTCATATGGTGGAAAATTACGTCTAGAAGATGAATTGAATACTTGTGGTTCATCAGAAATTTCAATTGATTTAATTCTATTGTAATAATTTAAAACTTTATTTTTAAAATCATCACTTGGAACTTCTGAATATAGAAGTGAGGGATAGCACAAATTTTTAATAATAAAAAATCCATGCTTTTCAAATTCATCATTATATGTCCATGAAATGTTTTTATTCATAAAATTATTTCCAACGTGGACCAATACACCATCCGACTAAAGATTTTCTTTGCCCCTTTGTAACTTTTAAAACTCTGTGTGACATTCTAGAATCAAAAATTATAAGAGTTCCTCTTTTTCTTGGAGTGAAATATGATTTATTTCCATCCAAAATTTGAAAATTTCCACCTTCATAATCATCTATATCTGAGATTAATAAAGAAAAAGAAATTTTTCTTGAATATTCTGTTTGAAGTGTCAAATAATCCTCAATTAATTGCCCCTCTGACATTGAAATTGGTTTAGAAAATGATGAGTAATGATTTGAATCATCATCAGTATGCCATTGATAAAAATCACCATCTCCATATAAAGTATATTGCATTGACTGTCCATCAATGCTTGTTATGTCATATCTAAAATTTTCCTGATTTGCTTTTAATATATAAGTCCAAATGAATCCATAAATCCAATGTGTTGTTGGGATCCAAACATTTTTTGATTTTCTTATTTTTGGATATATAATATTATTTGATAATGTTGAATTTATAACTTGATCATCATAAGAATCCATATCTTTTTCGAAGGAATTGCAAATTTCCTCTGGAATGTCCGTAAAATACCACAATAAAGGTTTTTTCATTGATTTGTAATATTTTACTTAGGAGATTTTGCTGACACATTAACATGCACCCATCCTGGGCAGGTAGTAGCACCTCTGCCACCACATGTGCAAGGTGCAGGCACTAATTTATCTTGTGATGATGACATTTCATACCCACTGGAATTTCCAGCACCTACTAGACAACCTGAGACACATGTAACAGACAAAAATATATCAGCGCAAGTTCCACTCCCTCCCCTAGCAGCGTATGTGCAATTTAATGGAGATAGAACGCCTGGAGCGGGACTACCAGGAGAACCGTGATGATGTGTGTGTGGCGCGTGTGGTCCATTTATGTGAGCACCAATTGCCGATGGTGGGGAAGATGCCAACAAAAACCAATTGCTAGATGTATTTTCGTTTGTTAATTTTGTTGAAGTGCTTGCTACACTCACACCCCAGCAGGCATTACCAACGTCAAAATTTGATAAAGTGGAAATTAAGAAATTTCCTCCGCCATTTCCAGTTCCACCGGGATAGAAAGTTTCAGAATGACCCGACCCACTATCATGTCTACCACTGGCGCCGCTACCAGGAACTGATCCACAAGACTGAACAGCTACACTTGCTCTAATATTATTTGTTCTAAGACTTTTTGAACCAACCAAACATATGTTACCTGAAGTAATAGTAGTGGATGCAATACCCACAGAATTTTGGGGTTTTTGAACGACAGTACTGTTTACAAATAAGTTAAATTCTTTATCACTAAGTCTATTGACAACATTTAATTTATTTGGTGATGGCATCTTAAATTCCCTCTAATGTATTGAGAATGGGTGGTATTTTTGAATCTACTAAATTTTTTAAGTCATCATAAGTTCTTGGCATTTCACATCCCCTATTTTCAATTTTTTGTGGTAAATTTCTTAACCAATCTCTATATTCTTTAATTTTAGTTTTCGATAGACTAGAAATTGGAAAATCTTCGATCATATATTGATCAGAAATTCTGAGGTGATAATTTCTATACTCCCGAATATACTTCATACAAGTTTCATCGGACACATTGCACACTTCATATTCTAAATTTTTAGAATCCCACTGCAATATTTGAAAATTTTCATCATATGTTGGAACATCATAGGGACCAGTATATTTACAAAGTTCTAATTCTTCTTCAGTATAATCATCTCCGGTTCTAGTTCTTCCGTCTGGAAGAATTAAAAATGGAATTGATTGAGGTTCCTCTCCATTTTTGGAATAAAATTTAGACATCTTTAATCTCCTTAGTTTTTATGTAATTTATATTTTGTCGTATTATGTTATTTCTTCATATGATGATGTGACATCCAAAAGTCCAGAACCACTTGATGATGTAATAGTCAGACTTCTATTTTCTTCCAAATAAATTGCTGATGCTTTATCAATTACAACAAGAGATGAAAATGCTGCAATAGGAGTACTATTTGTCAATTTAAATGCGCTTCCACCACCTCCCGAGGCATTTCTAATAGAAATTGTGGCATTTACTGAAGATGATGTTGTATTTGTAACAATAATATTATTTACTTTCATTACTTTATTTAATGATGCTGCAGGATGATCAAGAAAAACAGTTTCAGATGAATTTGTTGTTGATTTAACTGTCGTAAATCCTACGATTGTTCCAAGTCCTACGATGTTTGGACGTGCCATAATTTTTTTCTCCGAAATTAAGTGTTGTTGTTTTTTTTTATTCTATGTGTCTATATATACACTTGAGGTATTATACCATCAAAAACGATAATCATCAAACCAAACTCCAATCATTTTAATTGCAAGTACTCTGTTACTTGACGCAGTTTTTAAGTTTGTCAATCCAGAACCATCTCCCTGAAATGAAGTTGCAAAAAGATTTCCTGGTATTGATATATTAGTAGCGGTAAGTGCATAACCAGCAGAAATAGAAGCACCAACTGATAAAATTGGTCTCCCATCTGCAGTTTTATTTACAATACTATCGACTCTAAGAATTGACATGATTTTAAATTGATTATAGAATAGTGGTAATTGCAAATGTTTTACTAACTGTAACGCCAGGCAAATTGGTTAATAATTCTCCAGACCCACTATAAGCAACAGCTGTACACGCCCCTGAAATATTTATTCCACCTGCACATGTCAATGCATATCCAGCACCAATTTCCATACCATATGGAAAAATTACCGGAGAATTATAAGAATTTCTATTTGAAGTAATTGAATCTATTTTAATTACTGACATGGTTTTTATGAAATAGATGTTAGTGCAAAAGCTCTGGTTACCGTAATGCCGGGCAGATTTTCAATATTTTGACCATCTCCAACAAAATTAGTTGCTGTAACCACACCAGTAACATTAACGGTATCTACCGTTAATATGGATATTCCTGTTGGATCTGTTGGGTTTGAAATAAAAACCCCTCTTGTAAAAACTGGGGTGTTTCCTGTTCGTCCTGTTATTGAGTTTACTTTTAAAGTGCTCATTTTTACCTCTTTATTTAGTAAATTACAAAAGATACACCGGCGCCAACAAAAATTGTTCCTGAGGTTCCAACAGTAACTGGACCAAACATCCCATAATTAAACGAAGAATTTGCTAGTGAAACCACTGCATCTTGAATTAAGTTTGCAGTAGAAAATGATCTGGCACTGAGGATACCAACAGAAACTTCATCAGAAAGAGAAACTTCTTGAAGTTGATTTGCTGATGGATTATAAATTAAAGGGGATCTTTCTGCCATAATTTTAACCTCTTTTTTGAAATTTATACAGGGAGATTTGCAGTTCCACCACCACGGAGTCCAATAATAGTAACTCTAGAAGTTATTGGTATATTTGCTGCTGTGGTACGAAGACCAACTACAAGAGTTTGTGATCCACCACCGCCAGCACTAATATTAGCTCTTCCACTACTTACAGATATAGTAGTTCCAGTCCCAACAAAGTTGAGAACTGTAATACCAGTTCCAACAGAATTTCCACCTGACTGAATACCAACACCTAGTCCAGAATTAATATTGACAAGATTCCGGCTATCATCAATTACAGTTGTTCCTGAAATTTTAATTGCCATCTTCGTGTAATCACTCGGCTTAAGTTATTATTATTTATATAATTAAACTCTTCAATTCTTCTACTTCTTTCTTAAGTTCTTTGATTGCTTCTATCAATACACCAATAATACCATTATAGTTGACTGTTTTTGGATTGTCTCCGTGTACAAGTTCTGGTAAAACCTTTTGTAGTTCTTGTGCAATCACACCATAAGAACTTCTACCATTCTCTTTCCAATCAAATGATACACCACGAAGTTGTTCTACTTTATTCAGAGCATTATTGACAGTGATTACATTTTCTTTGTAGTTCTCATCAGAAAGTGCATCAAAATCTTGCGCAGTTGCAATACCAGTAATACTAATTGCAACACCACTTAAATTAGTAATGGTACCAATACCAGAATAATTAAGATTAGTACCAGAAATATTAGTAATGGTTCCAGAAGTACTATTCAGTGTTGTAATAGTTCCAGCAGTACCAGAAATATTACCAGCAAAACCACTAGATGCAGTTATAATACCACTAATGGACATTCCAATAGTAGAAGTATTTCCAGTATTTAAGACTGTTTGTAGTGTTGGATTTGCAGCAATTCCCGTTAGATAAGAACCATCACCAAAGTAAGTTACAATACCTGATGTTGCAGTAATAATACCAGAAGAAATCTTTACTGTTCCTAATGTACTAACTCCAGAAACATTTAGCCCTGTAACAATACCAGAAATATTAATGTTTCCAGTATTAACTGAAGAAAATGTACTTACACCAGTTACATTTAAGTTTGTGACTCTTGCATTAGTTAAAGTTGTAATCCCATTTAATGTGCTGAAATTATTAACTACTAGAGTATCAAAAGTAGAACCAGTAACTGAAAGAGATGCAATTGTACTTACACCAGTTACATTTAAGTTTGTGACTCTTGCATTTACTATTGTTCCTACACCAGAAACATTTAACCCTGTAACAATACCAGCAATATTAATGTTTCCAGTATTAACTGAAGAAAATGTACTTATACCAGTTACATTTAAGTTTGTGACTCTTGCATTTACTATTGTTCCTACACCAGAAACATTTACATTTGTTGAATTCAGAGAATTAATTGTTCCTATACCAGAATAATTTAAATTAGTTCCAGATAAAAAGGTAACAACACCAACAGCAATTGTTCCAGTTCCTGTTATATTAAGAGTTGTTGATGTAGTAACACCAGTATTATTAATATGAGTTGATTGTATACTACCAATGGTCCCAACACCAACAGATAAATTGGTTGCTGTTAGATTGGTGATTGTTCCTGTAGTACTTTGTAAGGTAACAATTGTACCAATACCACTCACATAGGCATTAGTTACACCAATTCCACCACTAACATGAAGAGTGTATTGTGGATTTGTGGTACCAATACCAACCTTATCAGTTACAATATCGGCAAAAATGAGATTATTATTAACCTCTAATCCATTTTTTATGACGAAATTCTTATTAATCGCAGACATAGGTGGAGAACGCCAACCTGTTAGTTATTATTATTTATACTTTTCTAATTACAACCTTTCCTTGCCCTGAATGACCACCTTGACGTGTGGCAATCACTGTGACCGAACCGTCGGTATAACCACTTCCACCACCTCCTCCGCCCCCACCATCACCACCATCACCACCAGTAGCACCATTTGCTCCATTACCACCACCATTTAATCCTCTTCCAGCAGTTTGACGAATAGCATAACCAACTTTATGTCCCCTTTGAATTGTGTCAGTGCTAGAAGGGACTACTTGACCATTTGCATTGATTAATTTAGTTTTTCCTACATCTTGACATGGAGAATATCCTCTATTCATCCAATAACTATTGGATCCTGAAGTACCACCCTTTGTACACCCAAGAGCTCTCCCTCCAGAAGTACCACTTGCATTGCTATCTCCAGAAGCAAGGGGAATGGTTCCACCCACAAGAGATCCAAAAATACCACTAGTTGTAGGTAGACTTCCTGCTGAAATTCTACTTGCTCCGACACCAGCACCTCTACCAGATCCATTTTGTCCAGAAACATTTACTCCACCACCATCACCACCATTTCCACCATTACCAGCATTTCCTCCACCACCACAGCAGGCAATGAGAGATGCTTTTCTCCAGAGAAAAACACCAGCACCACCAGATACTTGAGGTAAAGGGGAAATCACATATTCAACATTTTGTTGTATTGTCATTTTAATGGTTGATAATCCTCCTTGACCGCCAATGTAACCACCATTATTAGAACCAATAGAAGCATATAAATCTATAAACACCTCAACGTCTTTTTCTGGAGCATAAAAACAAAATGCGGTTCCTTGTGGTGCTCCAGGTGATGGTTCAATAGTTAATTCTCCATTAAAGATATTATAACTTGATAAAGATGCATCTCCACTACCTTGATTAAAAGTTTCTACATTAATAATTTGTCTTGCGGCAACGACAGATAAAGTCACCGTATTTGAGGTCACAGGAGAATTTCCTGCAGTTGGATGAGAAACAGAAACGAAAACATTAGAAGTTCCTGCAGGAGTTCCGGAACTGGTAGTCACCGTAAGAATGTTTGTGGTTGCTCCACTAATTGTATTTCCACCAGAAGTTCCATTTGATACTGGAGAACCACCAATATACCATTGATATGCAACATTAGTATTATCACTAGATGGTGCTGTTACGGAAAATGTTGTTGTTTGTCCTTGAGCAACTGTAGAATTTGATGGTTGTCCGGTGATTGATATAAAGGGGTTTACTGTTAATGTTGCACTATTTGAGAATAATATCTCATTAATTGCATTTCCTGTAGAACGACCAGTTCCTGCGGTTACTGGTGATGATAACTGATATGCAGAGGGTATGTAATCTGCACCTACAAAAAATTGTATTCTATTCGTTGTTGGACTTGTTACACTACTTAAAGTTAGTGTTGTTGTTGCAGTCCCAGAAAGAGTTGCTCCTAAAGTTGTATTGGTTCCATCAGATAGGGCACCAATCCCAGCAGCATACCAACGATGTGTTACGATTCCAGTGTTTGATGCAAATATGTTTGTTGGATTTTGACTTATAAAGTATGCAGATGCAATTCCAACAAATGTTGCTATTCCTGCATTATTGACCGTAACATTTTGAGGATTTGTAGAAAATCCTAAAATTGGGCCATTTAGATCTAAAGTTGTTTGTTTCATTTTACTTTGTTTTAGTTAGCAAAGTTTTGACCAACAACCACTCCATAAAGTCCTACACTGGTAATATTACTACCATCAAAAGTTTTAAAACTGTAAATATCAGAACGATTTGCTGTTGGAGTTACAATCGGAAGAACACCACCACCAGGCCAATAAACAGGAATTGCAGTTCCGACAGAATTCTTAAAGGTATCAATACCAACAGTACGACTTCCTGTAGAATCTTGATCTATTTTAATCGTAAATTGAGTGGATGCAGAAGGAGGGTTGAGTAGATTAAACTGATCAATATTACTTGTTGCAGTACAAATAAATGATTGTGCCTTGGAAAGGTCTATGGTTACCTGATTTGCAACAACCGATAAGTATTCTATATTTTCACTGTATGTCTTTAATCTTGTATGACCTTCTATATCAAGTTTTGCTCTTGGTACTGTGGTTCCAATACCAACAGAAGTAGAGTCTGTTGTAATTATGGTTCCACCAGTACCAACATTTAATGTTGTTGTAGTAATAATACCTGTACGAATATTACTTGATGAACCATCCAATCGGAATGATGTGGAAGTTAACATTCCACCAACAACTACATCTTGAGTCGTTGTAAATCCAGCAAAGACTGCTCTACCATTCACATAAAGTGAAGTTGATGAGGTTCCAATTGCACCTAGTTCCAAATTAAATCTTGGAACAGAAGTACCAATACCAACATTATTCAGTGCAGTATTGTAAATACCTCCAGTTATTTGAGTCCATCCAAGTGCAGCAGCATTTAGGTTTGTAAGAGAACTACCATCACCAGAGAAATAAGATGCAGTTATTGTTCCACCAATATTTGTGTTTCCATTTACATTCAGTTTATATCCATTTGCAGTCGTTCCAATTCCAACACCACCCGTCACATCCACAGAGAAGAGTGAAGAACCTGCACCAATTCTAAATGTATCGGTTCCTGCACTGGTAGTCGCAATTCCAACACGATCAAAAATCATATGATTTTCGGTTTCAGAAATGCTTATATTTCCAAAACGATACCAATCATTTTCTAGAGTATAAATCCAACCAACATATCCACCCCGATTTGGGTCTGCATAATATGCAATATCTCCAGGATTCCCTGAAACTGTTGGTTGTGTGACTCCAACTGTATACTTACGTGATACTGTTGCATCTCCCTGAAGGAAAATACTATTTGCCTCAATTCCATCAGGTGCATTTGAGGTAATCTTTTGATTGAAGATTACTGGACCATCAAATTCAGAGATGAGTGTTCCGTCTGTTCCACCCTCAACACGAATCGAACGAGAAACTGAAATTTCAAGAGGAGTCAGAGCATCAAATCCGACACTCACTCCGGTCAAAATATCTTCTCCGGTCACAGTCGGAATCGGAGAATCAAAGACCTGTTCTTGTCCTGTTGCAGAGTTTACTTTCTTATTTCCCACATAAAATGCACCACGATCATTCATTCCTGTAAATACAACCAGACCACCATTCACTTTGGTGGATTGTGAGAGCAGTTCTTCTTGATCTGATAGAACTCTATCTTGACGATCTGGGAATGCCGTAGAATAGTTTCCTGGACCAAATCCAACATACTCAAATGTATGTCCAGATGCACGAATAATAGAGTGTCTTCTTAATTCAATCGGACGAAGTTTAATTCTACGAACAACAGAACCATTATCGTGAGTAGATGCATTCGTTCCATAAATCCCTCTAAAAACAAAAACAGGGTTTCCTGTGACTGTTGTTTTGATTCTCATTATTTCAGAATCAATCAGTAAATAATCTCCAATATTTAAATCTAAACTAGTGATATTTTGTATGTTAAAGTTATCAACCGTTGCAGTATTAATTGCAGAAGAAAGAGTTGTTGTAATCCCTGCATATTGTGGTTCTAATCTTCCGGCAATATTCTCATCTTCCGGAGTAACTGTTCCTCCCTGTGATCCAAATGCCTTGATATAGATTGTTTTTGTTCCTGTGGTGACCGGAGATGTGGTTCCGATTCCAACAAAGGTTTCGAATTGAACCAGACTATTGACTTTTTTAACCAGAAAATCTGAATTAAAGAGAGAAGAGTCTGCTCCACCGATGGTAATTTTATTCCCAACTGATAATCCGTGATTCTGAATCGTGGTAATCGTTGAGATTCCAGTTACATTATTATAAGCAAGTGTAGTAATATCAATTGATTTCCCTGCATTAATTGCTCGTGAATATGCAGTTACAGTAACTCCAATTCCAGTTGAAGATCCAGTCGTAAATGCTCTTGCAGATTCAACCTGAAGTTGTTTTATATTTCCGGTTGCAATACCAGTGATTTTATAAGCACCATTATAACCATCCAGAGCAGCAGGAACAACTCCGGCAACCGTGAGACATTCTCCAATATGATTATGAACTCCAGTTACAGTTACATAACCTTGAACGAATCCAGATGTTGTTGCGACTCCAACCACCGCAAGAGTATTTCCAATTCCATATGCAGAACCACCATCAATAATCTTAATTGCAGTAATCGATCCAGATGCATTTACAGTGATTCTTGCCGTTGCATTTGCTCCTGTGGTTGATCCTGCAAATCCGACTAATCTTGCATTATAAAGATTTTCAACTCCTCCGGATCCTCCACCATAAGCAAGACCAGTGCTTGTAATACCAACAGATGTAATCGGATTAAATCCGTGATCAATTGTAGTATGAAATGTGTGTGCAATTCCAGTTGCCGAAGATACAATATCAGTGAGACCAATACCCACACCAAAATCAACCAGACCCTTACTTAAACTCTCTCTTGTAATGCTACTCTGTGGATCATCAACAACAACCTGACCGATTGGACTTGAGAGAGCAAATGATGCTGCTGCCTTTGGATCCGAAACTGGATTATCACGATTCAGTTGTG